GGGAACCCGCCTGTCGGCAAGGCTTCCGTCATCGGCGAGAACGGCCCTGAACTGTTCGTTCCGAAGACTGCCGGGACTGTGATCCCGAATGACCTGCTGGGCAGGGGTAACCGCAACGTTCGCAACACGACCAACAACGTCACGGTCAATGCCCCGCAGGGCATGAGCAAGCAATCAGCGATGCAGGTCGGCGCGGCCGTGGCTCGTCAGATCGCCATCGCGGACGCGAGGAACAACTGATGGCCTTCAAGGAATCACCGCGCTTTCCCGAAAGCATTTCCTTCGGCGCTCAGGGTGGCCCTGCGTTCCTGACAGACGTCGTCACCTTGACCAGCGGTTCGGAGCAGCGAAACGAGGAATGGCTGTCGAGCCGGCAGGAATACGATGTCTCGACTGGCGTGAAAACGGAAGCGCAGTTCAAAATCTTCGACGCCTTCTTCCGCGTCGTCGGCGGCCGTCGCGATGGATTCCGGTTCAAAGACTGGGCTGACTACAAGGTCGCGACCGGCGAAGGAGTTGCGGAGCTCGTGAGCGGCAACACCTTCCAACTTCAGAAGAAGTACACCAGCGGCGCGGACATCACGCTGCGCGACATCCGCAAGCCTGTCGGTGCGATCGTCCTGAAAGACGGCGCGACCACGCTGAACGCCCCTGGCGACTACACGCTCGACGCGACGACGGGCCAGGTGACGACCACGGCGCCGCACTCTGCATCGAATCTGAACTGGACGGGCCAATTCGACGTGCCGGTTCGGTTCGACGTCGACAAACTACAAGCCGCGATTCAGAACAAAAACCAAATCGAAGGCTTCTTGATCGTCTGGGACGCCATTCCTTTGATCGAGCTCCCCCCGGGTGACGACGTATGAAGGTCATTCCGATCGCCTCGCACTACGCGCTGTCACAGACGTCGATCTGTCGCTGCCTGCGCATCGAGGTCGACGACCCACTGCAGACCGACCCCATTACTTACGGGCTGACGACGCTGAACCGACAGATCATCGTCGATGGCGTGACGTACCGGCCCGGTCTCGATGTGTCCGACCTCGTGTCGCAGTCCGGCACTCAGGTCGACAACCTCGACTTGACGATCCTTCCCGAAGAGGACGAGCTGCTGGTCGCCGATCTGATGGCTGGCCGGTGGGACGACGCGCGCGTGACCATCTTCGAAGTCAACTTCCGCGACCCTAGCGCCGGCGTGAACGTCCTGAAGCGCGGATCGACCGGTACCGCCAAGGCGAACCGCGGCTCGTGGGTCATAGAGTTCCGCAGCTTGAAGCAGGCCCTGCAGCAGAGCGTCACGATCGTCACGCAGAAGACGTGCCGCTACCGGCTCGGCTCGACCTCAATGCCCGACGGACTGTGCATGGTAGACCTGTCGGCATTCCAGGAGACCGGCGACGTGTCCGGCGTCACAAGCAATCGCCAGTTCACGGACGACGGTCTTTCGAACCCCGATGGCTACTTCCAGGAGGGCGAGGTCTTGTTCACGAGCGGCGACAACGCCGGCTATGCGCGCAAGGTCAAATCGTTCGTCGCGCTCGAGTTCTTGTTCGCGGCGCCGTTCCCGTATGCGATCCAGGTCGGCGACACGTACATCGTGACTGCGGGCTGCCAGAAGCGATGGGACGTCGACTGCCGCGACAAGTTCGACAACCTGCTGAACTTCGGCGGCGAGAAGGATCTGGCCGGCATCGACGGTCTGACCGCAGACCCGGAGGTCGGTTGATGATCTCTCGCGCCGCAGTGGTGGCACAGGCACGCGAATGGCTGGGAACGCCTTATGTCCATCAGCATCGCGCGAAGGGCGTAGCGGTCGACTGCGCCGGCCTCGTGATCGGCGTCGCGCGCGAGCTCGGCATCGTGGCGCCTGACTTCGACGTCAACGGCTATGCACGCATGCCGGACGGAGCCAGGCTGATTCGCGAGTGCAGCCGATTCATGGAGCCGACGAAGCCCTGGATCGCGCAGCCGGGCGACGTGGTCGTCGGTCGGTGGGAGGTCGATCCGCAGCACCTGGGCATCCTCGGCGACTACCTGCACGGCGGCCTATCCATCATCCACGCGCTGAACCGATCCGACGGAAAGGGCTGCGTGATCGAACATCGTTTCGACCCGCGGCTGCCGTTCAAGCCGGTCGCATTCTTTCGCATGCCGGGGGTGGCCTGATGGCCCGCGTCGTCGTTGCCGCCGCTGCCGCTGTCGCCTATGCCTACTTTAGCGGCGACGTGTCAGGCTCGCTCCAGGTCTTCGCGCTGGTCTATGGCGTGTCTGCCGGCCTCGACCCGAACAAGAAGGTACAAGGCCCGCGGCTGGACGACCTCAAGGCGCCGACGGCGAACGAGGGCATCGCGGTTCCATACATAGAGGGATCGCAACGCTATGCTGGCGTGTACGTCTGGTACTCGTCAAAGCGCGAGGTCGCGCACGAGCAGAGCCAGGGCAAGGGCGGGCCGGGGGTCGACACCACGACCTTTACCTACGAAATGGACTGCCTGGTCATGCTGTCGGCGAACCCGATGGCAGCCCTGCGACGCGTCTGGAGCAATGGCAAACTTGTGTGGAGCGCGGCCATCGACGACCAGGAAACGCTCGACGCGAGCGAGGCGACGAACTCCTGGGGAGAGATCAGGTTCTACACCGGCGACCTCGCACAGCTGCCCGACCCGGACTACGAAGCAGCGGTTGGCGTCGGCAATGCTCCTGCATACCGCGGCCGCTCGACCGTCTTCATCAAGTCCCTGAACCTGGGCGGAAGCGGGCAGCTTCCGGTCCTGAACTTCGAGGTCGTCTCGCAGGCCGACACCGAACCGACCGACGCGACTGTCCTGCTGCAGCCCCCGTTCTTCGCCGACGCGCACGACATCAGCGCCTACGAGACGCCCTACACGCTGAACAACTCGCCGATCATCGGCGACCAGTACCTGACGACGGGCAACGGCGAGAACGTCTATTACACCAACGTCGGAAACTTCGACGACCTCGCCGATCAGGGCATGACGATAGAGTGTTACGCGCTGGCCGGTGCCGGCCTGGACGACGGCACGGTCTACCGCGCGCTTTCGCTTGACGCAGGCGGCGGGACTGACGTCGGCGTCGCACTCGTCGGCACCGCGAAGGCATACATCGACTACGGCGCCGGCTTGCCGCCGCAAATGATCCCGCCGCCACCGCCGGAGACGGAAGCATATGGCACGCATCTGGCGCTGGTGATTCCGGCCGGCGGCACTCCGACGATGCGGCTCTATGCGAACGGCAAGTTCCTCTATTCGCAGATCGCGGCCGCGGGAATTTCCGGCCTCCTCGGGGTGCGCGCTGGCTCCGAAGACGACTTCGTGACTGACGAGAACTACAAGGTCGGCGGCGTGCGCGTGACGCGCGGCGAGAGATACGTCGCGGACTTCACGCCGCCTCAGCTCCCGCTGCCAGACCCCGATGCCGGCTCGGAGGTCGTCACGCCGATCGATCCGACGCTCGACCAGGTCGTGAAGCGGCTTTGCCTCCGCACCGGCGGTCTGCTCGAATCGGACCTGGACGTCACGGATCTCGAGGGAACGACTGTCCGCGGCTTCGCTGTCTCGAATGGCACGACGCGCCAGGCCATCGACATCCTGCAGGCTGCCTACCTGTTCGAATCGGTCGAGGGCGAGAAGCTGAAGTTCGTGCGTCGCGGCGGCGCGCCCGCGCTGACGATCCCGTTCGAAGACCTGGGCGCAGGAGACGAGGCGGACTCGACGGAAGCGCTGCCCCTGCAGCGTTCGAACGACTCGGAGACGCCGGCCCGCGTGTCTGTGAAGTTCTCCAACTACTTCAACGACTACCAGGACGGCACCGCGCAGAGCGACCGTCTTGTGACCTCCAGCGCGTCGACCGTGAACGTCGAGATTCCGCTGGTGCTTACTCCGACTGAAGCGGCAAAGATCGCCGACGTTCAGACGAACGACCTGCAGGCCAGCCTCGTGACCGTCGGCCCCGTTCAAGTCTCGCGCAAGTACGCAGCCCTGGAGCCGACCGACGTCGTCCTGGCCGAGAACTTCGACGGCAGCCTGTTCCGTTGCCGGATCATGAAGCTCACGGACTCGGGCGGGAAGCGCATCCTCGAGATGCTGCTCGACGACGCCTCGGTCATCGACAGCGAAGCGAGCCGCAGCGACGAGGATCAATCGACCGTCCTGGTGCGCGGCGTGTCCGACACTCTCGCCATGTTCCTCGACATCCCGATCCTGCGAGACGGCGATTCCGATCCTGGCTTCTACGCCGTCATGAAGCCGACCGATCCGGCGAAACGCTGGCCGGGCGGCGCGATCTTCTCGAGCGCCGATGGCGTGTCGTTCTCCGACACCGAACAGCAGGCGATTCAGCGAGCGATCTTCGGCCCCTGCGTCACGGTGCTGGGAGACTTCGACGGCGGCTATGTCTTCGACGAGGTCAACACGCTGCGCGTGAGCGTCATTCCCGGCACGCTGTCGAGCTCGACCAATGCCGCCCTGATCGCCGACGAGACCATCAACGCATGCGCGATCGGCACCGAGCAAACCGGCTGGGAGCTCATCCAGTTCCGGACTGCGACACTCGTCGACACGGGAATCTATGACCTCACGGGCCTGCTGCGCGGCCGCAAGGGCACCGAATGGCGCATGGCGTCCCACGAGGCCGGCGAATACTGCGTGCTGCTGACGGTGGCAGGCACTGTCCGCGTGCCGGTGGACACCGGGCAGATCAACGTCGAGCGTACCTACAAGACCCCGACGCTCGGGCAGAGCTTGGCCGGTGCCGAACCTAAGGAGTTCACCGATACCGCGGTCGGTCTCAAGCCCTGGTCACCTGTCGATCTGCGTGCAGAAGTCGAAAGCGGCACGACGACGATCACCTGGAAGCGCCGGACGCGGCTGCATGCCTCTTTGTCGGTCATCCCTCTGGGTGAGTTCGAAGAAGCGTATGACGTCGTCGTGGGAGACTCTGACCCGATCGCGACCTACCGAGTCAACGCGCCCGAATGGTCCACCACTGATGACCTGTCCGGCCTGTCCGTGACGGTCTACCAGGTCAGCGCGACAGTCGGCCGAGGCTACCCAGCGGAGATCCAACTATGACGACCCTTCAGCAGCTCGCACCGGGCCAGAGCAGCCCCGAGGTTCCGGTGAACGAGAACTTCGAAACGCTCTCGGGCCTAGCGGTCTACGGCAAGCGGCAGCCGGTCACGACCGGTCTGACGTGGGGCTACTACGGAGGCCGCTGGAGCGGCGCATCGGTCGCCGATGGCACGCTGACCCTGACGAACAACGCGACGAACTACATCGTTGTCGAAAACGCGACAGGGACCATCAGCGTCGCGACCACAACGACGAACTGGAACAACGACACCGACTACAGCCGGGTCTACAAGGTCACGACGGCGAGCGGCGTGGTCAGCGCAGTCGAGGACCACCGTGTAGGAGCGCCGGGCATCTTCGGCGGGTCTGCTGGCGGCGGCGGTGGCGGCGTGGCCCGCTTCGACCAGGTCGCGGTGAGCGACGAGGCCACCGCCATCACGACCGGCACGAACAAGATCCGGTGGCGCAAGGTCGGGGCGGATACGTTGGCGGGGGTGCGCGCCTCGCTCGGCGATGCGCAGACCTCGGGCAGCATCTTCACCATTGACATAAACAAGAACGGCACGACGGTCCTGTCGACGAAGCTGACGATCGACAACAACGAGAAGACCAGCACGACCGCGGCGACGCCTGCCGTAATCAGCGCTACCGCTGGCGTCGCCGACTTTGCTGACGACGACGAGGTCGAGATCGATGTCGACCAGGTCGGCAACGGCACGGCGAAGGGTCTGAAGGTCGTCCTCGAATGGGCCTGACCGATGCAGCTCATTAATCCGTACCTGCTGGCGGCCGTGGCCGGCGTGACATGGAACCCAGCTGACAAAGACGCGGCCATCACACTGTCGTCCGGCAATCTCGTCGCGACACTGACGACCGGGAACGGCGCCTTCCATGCCGTCCGCGCGACCGTCGCGCACGACGTGACCGACAGCGCGGGCTACTACTTCGAAGTCACGTCGAACCTGTCGGCAACGGACGACATCGTGCCCGGCATCGGCCTGGCCGCCGCATCGCTGACCTACCCAGGCGACAGCGGATCGAACAGCGTCGGCTACTACAACCGAAACGGGCAGATCCTGTTCAATGGGGCGGGATCTTCCTATGGCAGCGCGGCCGGCGTGAATACGACGATCGGCGTCGCGATCAGGAACGGCAAGGTCTACTTCAGCAGGCAAGGGGTCTACCAGGGCAGCGGCGACCCCGTAGCTGAGACGAACCCCGCGCGCTCGGGTCTGACCGGGATGGTCCTCCCCATGCTCGGCTTTTTCACATCGACTGACCGGTGCACCGGCCGATTCAAGACGGCTGACTTCCTCTATGGGCCGCCGTCCGGTTACTCGCAGTGGGACGCCCCCTGACCTGTAAGGTCTGACAGGGTATCCCTCATCCGAGTGCATCCCTACAATGCGGGAAACGTCACGGACTTAGGTAAGCGTAGACTCACATGGCAACCCCAAGGAAGTCGCAACCGCGAGCCAAGGTTATGGCGCCCAGAATCCGCAAGTCCGACAATTCGCCGGCCGTCGTGCGCAGTGTTCCCGATTCCGTCCTTTGGGGCATGGTTGCGACGATCATCGTCGCTGGGGTAGGTCAGGCAATCGTGACCTGGTCGCAGGTTGGGCGGATGTCCGATACCCTGTCGCGGATGGAGGCCCAGTATGCGGCCGTTTCGCAGAAGCTCGACGAGATCACCCGGACCAACAGCGTCGCGGCGCAGAAGGATTCGACGCACGACGCGCAGATCCTGAGCCTACAGAACCGCATGACCTCGATGGAGGGCATGTTCCCGCGCACCGTCCCGCCCGCCCTGATCCCATCCGGCCCGCCGCGTTGACCCTGGTCGCAGGAAACCCCGACAATCGGCGCCTACACCTAACCCTAGGGGGCGCCAAGTGCGAAAGTCTCTCCTGCTGCTGGCGACGCTGTTCTCGACCGTTCAGGCTCAGACGGTCACGACCAGTCCCTACTCGCTCGACAAGGGCAACGCGAACATCGGCTCGGGCCTTTCGTACAACAGCGACTGCCGCAAGCTCGCGACGAGCGACGCGGCGAAGACGAAGCTGACCGCGGTCTATCGCTGCTGGTTCGACATCACGGTCAAGTACCCACCGGCCCCCGCACCAACGCCTGCACCAACGCCTGCACCGACCCCTGCGCCGACCCCGGCCGTCTGGACGAAACTGGTCGACGAGAACCAATCCTTCACGCTGACCGCGCCGGCTACCGTTCGCTATGGCAAGGGGTCTGCCTGGCTGCAGAAGGACTTCCAGGCCGGCACGTTCGCCTGTGCCTCGACCGTCTTCGGCAAGGATCCGGCCGTCAACGTGTACAAGGAATGCGACATCAGCGGCGCTGCACCGACGCCAGCGCCGCCTGCGCCCGCCCCCAGCCCCACGCCAGCACCGCCTCCACCGGCTCCTGCACCGTCTCCGACGCCGGCCCCTGCGCCTGGAACCCTTCCGGCCACCCGGACCAGCTGCACGGCCCCCTGCGCCGTCCTGTTCGATGCTTCGTCGCTGGTGAAGGCATTCACCGACGTCGTCACGTTCGACTTCGGCGACCCGAAGCCGGACACCTGGGCCGTGAGCGGCAAGTCGAAGAACTCGGAGGTCGGCGGCCCGATCGCGGCCCACGTGTTCCTGACGCCGGGAACCTACACCGTGAAGGCCGCAGGCGGCAGCGCGACGATCGCTGTCGCGGATCCAGCATCGGTCTACGCCGGCACGAAGACCGTCTGCGTCGGCAAGGACTTCACAGGCTGCCCCGCTGGTGCTGCGCAGCAAGCATCCCTGCCCAGCGGCACGGCCTGGAACGGAAAGCGGTGGCTGCTCCAGGCTGGCGGCACGTTCTCCGACATCAGCATCCTCGACGGCAACACCGGGGTTCAGGTTGGAAGCTACGGCAGCGGTGCAAAGCCGATCGTCGCAAGCGTGGGCATCGGCAACTGGCGGCCGAGCTCGGCGAACTTCGCCTCCGACATCACGGTCATGGACCTGAACGTCCAGAACCAGATCGCGCAGTCGATCGGCCAGCGCGTGCTCATCCTGCGCAACGACGTGCACCTGACGCCGAAGTCGGGCGGCATCCCGCTGTCGATGGGCGAGTTCGACTACTGGTATCGAGGCGACCAGTACCGCACGGTCCCACAGAGCGCCTTCTACAACGCGCGCGAAATCTTCTTCGTCGAGAACAACGCGATCGGGTCGGACACGCAGACAGGCGTCGCCGGCTTCTGGGGAGATGGCTCGCGCGTGGCTCTGCTCGGCAACCGCCTGGGCCGCTACCAGCAGCACACGGCCCGCTTCTCGGCTCTGGACCGCGGCATCCTGGCGCACAACGAGTTCCAGGGCATCAGCGCAGACGGCATCCGGCATAGCCTGAAGCTGCATAGCATGGGGTTCAACCCCTACAGCGACGGCGCGATCAACGACACGTCCGGTCGTGGGGGCTGGGCCAGTTCGAAGATCGTCATCGCGAACAACCTGTTCAGCAACGCCGCGGATAACAACACTTGGACGGCCATCATCGGCCCGCAGAACAACACGGTCGGCGAAGGCATCGAGGACGTGATCGTCGAGAACAACACATTCCTGCGGGGCAAGAACACGTCGACCGACCTGATCGTCGAGGCCCGCCGCGTCACGACCCGAGGGAACAAGACGCCGACGGGCAAGCTCATCACCGGCAGCGACCCGAACCCGGAAGTGCCGGCCGAGTGGTCAGGTCCGAACAACCTGGGGCAGTGATGGTCACGCCACCGATTCAGCCTAACCCGGTCCTCGGGTACATCGTCCGCAACGCGATCATGCCGGGACTTGCCCTGCTCCCGCTGAAGATGAACAGCCCGCAGGCGATCGTCATGCTGTTGGCGATCGGCCTGCAGGAATCTCGCTTTGTCCACCGGGTCCAGGTCAACGGCCCTGCGCATGGCTTCTGGCAGTTCGAATCAGGCGGCGGTGTGAAAGGTGTCCTGAACCATCACGCGACGGCCGCGATCATGCACGACGTCTGCGAGGCCCGGCACGTCAGGTTCAGCCAGCAGGATGTCTATGCGTCGATCATCGACGACGACGTCCTGGCTGCCTGCTGCGCACGGTTGCTGCTCTACGCGGACCCGAAGCCTCTGCCGGCCGTCAATGACCGAGACGGCGCGTGGGACTGCTATGTGCGCAACTGGCGCCCGGGCAAGCCGCATCCCGAGACCTGGGAGTCTTTCCACAACTCGGCCCGCGCGGCCATGGGGGTCTGAATGGACGACAGCAGCAAGTTCGATCGATGGTTCATCGCCGGCTTCGCCGTGTTCCTTGCGGTGTGCGGGCTGGGCTACATCGCAGCCATCACGTTCGCAACCATCCCGGAGAAGAATGTGAGGTTCGCCGACACGGCGCTCGGATTCATCCTGGGCACGCTGTTGACCACGGTAGTCGCGTACTTCTACGGCAACAGCAAGCAGAATCAGACCGTGACCGCAGCCGCGATCGCGCCTGTTCCCCCGACGCCTAGTGCGCCGGTTCGCGTGGATGACTCCACGCCCATCAAAGTCGAGGACGTGAAATGAAACGACAGATCGATCGATTCGCCCTGTGGCTGACGCTGTTCAGCCTGGGCATCTTCCTGAGTGCTTGCGCCCAGCTAACCGAAGCCGGCTTCAAGGGCAAGGCCCTGGCCGCTCAGTCGAGCATCACGCAACTCCAGATCAGCACGCGGACTTTGCTCGACGCGAAGAAGATCAGTTCGGCCGACGCCGAGAACGTCCTGAAGGTGGCTGACGCCGCCACAGCAGGGATCGCGGTGGCCCGGCAGTACAACGCCACCGACCCGAAGGCTGGTGAAGCCAAGCTGCAGGCCGTCATCGCCATTCTGACCGCAGCACAGGCCGGACTGGCCGCAACCACCGGAGGCAAGTGATGGACCCCGCAACCCTTCAACTCGCTATTCAACTCGGCCTTCAGCTGACGCAGGCCGCCGCAGACTGGCAGGCCAAGCTCGCAGCCGGCACGATCACCGACGCAGACATCGACGCCGAGCTCGCGAAGTCCGGCCAGGCTCGAGCCGATCTCGTCGCAGCGATCGACAAGGCGAAGGCTGAAGGCCGCTGACCTTCCAATCTCCCGGATCAGCCCGCCTCGTGCGGGCTTTTCTTCGCCCTGACCGCATCTAGTCCGCGCTGCATGAAGGCCTCAATGCCGCCAACCGTGCGAATGTGGGTATGACGCAGATGCTTGCCGCAGTCAGCGCACGTGAACCGATAGACGACCCGCTCAAAGTCCTGATCGACCGTTTCGATCTCGTGCTGACCGTAAACCCGCAGTGCGTCGAACGGGTGTTTGCATCTAAAACGAAACATTGCTCACCCCTTCCTAGCGGCATGCTGGCGGGCGTAGGCGCGAATCGCATCTGCCACGATTTGCGGATCACAAAGGTTTCCGCCAGGGATGCACTCGGCGATCATTCGCTCGATGTCACTCGGCTCTGACGGCGGGAGTAGGGGAGGAGATGCAGCAAGAGCGGCGTCGATACTTCCGATTGCAAGTTCGGCCACGGCAATGTTGTCCCCGTGTCCAATTGCTGACCGAAGCGTCACAAACGCTTGCCGGAGGTCGCGCAGAAGGTACTGGGGCGGCTCTCCCTGTTCTGCTGCAACCGGGGAGGCGAGTGCGGCAGCGCATGCCTCTTCAAGAGTCTTCCCGCCATAGCACTTGCCGCCGTTGGGTTCGATGACCACCCAGTGGTCGGAAGGAATCCCTTCGGCATCATCGGGTCCAAAGTAGTCCACGCATTCCTCGCATCCGTTACATCCACGATCAAAGCAATTCACCAAGAGTTTCCCCCAAGCATTACAAGTGCCCCCGGCAGCCCACAGCGGCGCAGAGCTTCAACGTTCTCACCGCCGTAAGCGATCAGCACCGATGGAGCGGCTGCGTTATGCCCAACCTGTCCGGCTTCATCGCCGCGAATGAAGGAGAGACGACCCTTCAGGAACAACAAGGCGTCAGCTCGCGGCCATACTTCGGAGTGCCACCATCCTGTCTCGGTTCTCGCGAAGACCAAGGCTGTACCATTGCCGTGCTGGGCAAGTCGCGCCACCCACTTGCCGGCCGTTGAATATGGCGGGTTTAGCCAAACGCGCCCACTCCAAGGGAGTGTCAGGCCGTCATCTGCCTTGGTGAGGGCGGCCTTGCATCCGGTGCGGCCTGGGTCTGACTCTGGTGCGCAGGGGTCAAGGTCGAATTGACCAAGCGGCCCAAGAATTGACGCGGGCGTCCACCACTCATCTGTGGATGTGTGCGGCAGCACTCTCGCTGCCCGTTGGGTCCTGTCTATCTGCACCAAGGTCATTTGGTCGTTCCCGCTTGTGGCTTTGCCATCAGTGCTCGGGCAAACCATGCGTTGCGAGCTGTTGCCATGCTTGATCCCTCGGCCGACATTGAGCATGCCTTCATCCACTCTCGAAATTCGTGCTCTTCGTCAATGACGATCGCGTGGGGCGCCTCTGCTAGTTGGTCGGCTCGGCCCTCGGCATAGGCGTGCGTCATCAGGCGGTCCAGAATCTCGTATGCCTTCGGGTGGTCGCGCAGATTTGTATCGTGCGTGTCCAGCGATACAAGGTCGGTGAGCGCACCGTACATCCGGTCATCGTCGTCCTGATGCGGCTGCGCTCGCTCGGCTCGTACCGCTTCTTCCAGAGCGACCATGCGCAAATGAACCGGGATCTGCACTTCATAGAACTTTCCCCACACCTCAACCGGCAGGGTCGGCTCTGCAACCGGGGGATTCGCACTAGCAGAGAGGATGGCGGCTTCCAGCTTCGGCTGAATCGCTTCGATCAGTTCCCCGAGGCCGTCCCACCATTCCTCGGTCGTCGGACGGATGTAGACGACCTCGCGCTCGTCGTTGCGATTGCGCACCTTCTCGCTGAAGAACGGCGCGGCGGCGTACTTCGACAAATCGAGCGCTTCTTTGAGCAGGGCTATCGGGCTCACTGTGGTTCTCCCTTGAGAGCGGCGCCCGGGCGCGGGTCTTTCCATTCCTCGCCGAACTGCGAGCGGCTGATGCGGATGAACTCCACCTCGTCGTCGCTGAACGGCCCGCAGCTTCGGCCGTTGGGCCAGACGTTGAAAGCCTCGCGGCCGTCGAACGTGCGCACGTCGTGCTGCATCTTCAGGCGCCACTGCTTCGCGTCGGTCTGGTACGGCACCCACTGGAACAGGTAGAAGGCGTAAGGGCTGTTGCCGCTCAGGATGTCGCTGAACACGTCGCGCGGGTAGGCGATGTCTTCGTCGGAAAGGGTGCGGCTCACTTCGCCTCTCCCCCTAGTGCTGTTGAATCGACAGGTGAGGCGTAGAGCGGGCCTGATTCAAGCGGCTGCGCCTCTGCGCAAAACTCTCGCCACTCGGACTCGGTCCTGAACAGTGCTTTGACGCTTCCGCCGTCATCGGCGTACCAGAACTTCGGAACGGTCTTGCGCTTGCGCTCGAATTCCTTCCAGTAGCCGATCGGGTCAAGCCACCGCGCGTTCGTCTCGCCGACTTCTAGAAGGAACTCCTCGCGCTTGGCCGGGACGTTGACGATGCCCCACCACTTGGCGTGGTGCTTCATCGTCTCGTCCTGCTGAATCTTCAGCAGCTTCACGACGCCCGCATATGCAGAAGCTAGCGAGCCGTCACCCTCGCAATGAGGGCATACCTCGTCCACATCGTAGGCGTCCGGCCCGTTGTCGCTTGGCACTGTGATTGAGCCAGACCCATCGCAACGAGGGCACGCTGGCGGATCATCGCTCGCCACCGGCACGGCCTTCGGGGCTGGTGCATCGGATGGTGCGGCCGGATGGCATGCGACTTCGGATAGTTCACGCAACGCCCGGTGCGCAGCGCACGCATGCTCGAATGAGTTGTAGCGGATGCACAGCCACTTATCGTCGATTGCGTAGTTCATGGCATTCCGGCCATTGGCGACCAACGTCGAGGCGCCGTACAGCGGTTCGTAGACGCTTTTGGCGAAAGCCTGCTCGCTCGGGAGGGGGGCGGCAGCACAGTCGCACTTCACGACCTTGCCAGAGCACGAGTGCATGTCGCCGTTCAGGGCGCACAGGTCGTCGTCGCAATCGTCGGCATGCGTGAACACCTCGCCCGCGCCATGGCAGTTCTCGCAGGTAGCTTGCTGTACGGCAAGGCAGGCGCGGAGGGCGGCGGCAGCCTCAGAGAATGCCTTGTGTTTGCCGATCAGTTCGGCAGCCCGACGATGCGCGTCAAGGTTGGCCTGCTTGAACATGCCGCTTTTGATCTTTGCTTCTTCGCCGAGACAAGCATCTTGCCGAAGTTGCTCGACGTAGCGGATGTATGCGTCGTCCGATTTGGCTTGCAGTTCGCGTGCTGCATCGTGAAGGTTCGTGGTCATGTTTGCTTTCCGGTTAGGTGCAGGGGGAACGCCGAACAGCGCACCAGCCACGACGAAGGAAATTCCATCCGGCGTCCCCCCTGCGAAAAACGTTTAGGCGCGCGATAAGCGTCTGGCGATGAGTGAAACAGATGCCTCGGAAACACCGAAGCGATTTGCTATGGACTTTAGAGACTCGCCGGCTCTCCGCGCGCCGCGAATGGCCTGGACGTCGGATTCTGGAATCCGAATGTTCGGCTTGAACCTCTGTTTGTCGAACATGTCACGGCTGTTGTCGGCGGCGGTTCCACTGAACAGATGACCCGGCTCGATGCACGACGGCTGATCACAGCGATGGCAAACGTACATTCCGAGCGGGGATGCCCCAGTGAACACCTCGAAGGCCACCCGGTGCGTGCCGACGTTCCGACCTCGGAATAGCATGTTCCCGTAACCAGCAGCGTTCTTGGCGCCTGTCCACAGCCTGCAACCAGACGGCGCGAGGAACGACCGACGCAACAATAAGGCTCGCGTCTCCTCGTCATTGCGCATGATGACGATCCTCTATGTGAATCTCGACGCCGACGGACGCCGCGAAGGCAAGCAACGCCGTGATGTAAACCGTTTTTTCGTTCCGGTTCAGGTCTTCTGTAGACAACGCTAGTTCCCGTTCATCGTTCGGTAGGGTCTTCCATTTCACCTTTCCTGCCTCTGTGACCTCAGGGAGGAACTCGCGCTTGCAATGAATGTGGATCGTCTCCGCATCGAACTGCCGGCCAGCGAACCATGCCTGCTCGGCGATCTGTTGGTTGATGACCCAGATAAGCGCCCGCTGCTCGTCAGTCCCCTTCGCCTTGTGCTCTCGCACCACGACCTCCAGCGGCCTTTTCAGGTCCGCCATCGCCTTCGCGTTCTGCTTCAGGAACGCCATCAGCTGCTCGACGTTGCGGCCTTCGCGCAGGATGAAGACGCGGTTCACAGCAGGCCGACCTTTCGGAGCACGTCGGCCGTCGCACGATCTGTGTAGGCCAGGGCCAGCAGAATGTTGCGCGTGTGAGCGGCCGCGTTCTGCTCCAGCGTGCGCCGTTCGTCACGGGTCATGTAGCCGGCCGTGCCGACATCGAAGTGGCAGCCTGTCTTGCCGGGGCGTGTCCCGCATGCCGGCCAGCACGTCAGGTCCGACGACTTCATGCCGAGCCCTTTTCCTTCGTCGGCGTGCGCCGCCTGACTGAACCCTTCGATGCCGCACAGGAAGCAGGGCAACGCCGCCACAAGCCGGCGATAGTCTTCGGAGCGTACCGGACGATCCTTGAGCAAAGGTTCGACAACCTTGTCCTGCCCCGCAATGACCGCCAGCGGCGCGCGCGGCGACGGAAGGTGCTCGCCCTGCCATTGGCGGGCCGGTCGCGGCTGGCGGCGGAAGATGCTCACAGCAGCCCCCTGACGCGAGCGACTTCCTGCTCGACCTCGTGCATGAACTTCTGCACGGCGGCCGTCAGTGTCTGGATGTAGTCCTCGTCACGCTGGATACGCCAGACCATCAACTGAAGCTTCGCCGGGAAGTCCGGGTTATATGAGGCGAAGTCGCACCACTGCCGGCCGCTGATCCACAGCTGACCTTGCACCTGGGGCCGGTACTTCGCCGGCATCCCGTCTGCCAGGATGTAGTCCAGGTGCGTGGCGAGCTCGGGCGACTTGATCTCAAGCAGACCGTCGTCCCCGATCAACCCGTCCGGGCTGCAGCCGCACGGAATCGACTCGTGGCGCATGAATCCGACCTGGTCGACCCAAACTCCCCGGCGAGACTCATACAGAGCCCTGGCGTCCGGTTCTCGCTCGATGCCTTGGCGCATCGCGGCATTCGAGTAGCCCTCTGGTGACAAGCCGGTGATCGCCTCGACGACCAGTTTCGCCCGGTAGTTTCGACGCTCGGATGCTTCGCCGGTCTTGATCGTGGCGAGCACCTTGTCGAATGACGAGGCAGTCGCGATCCCGAGACGGGCCGCGTACCAAGCGTCGCTCCCTTGTTCGCAGTCGATGACGATCATTTCGCCTCCTGGTCAGCCCGCTTGGCGTCGGCCTTGAGCGAGGCCTGGTGCTTCTTCCAGAAGGCATCCGTCGGCGTGTTGTCGGCGTAGTAGGCGCGCAGCGCGGCTTCGCCCTGCATTGCGACGCGCTGCCAAGCGATCAGCTCCTGGTCTTCCCCGTCATCCTCGTCGGCCTCCGGGTCGCGGTGGCCTTCGGTGGGGACGATGAACTGCTGGAACAGCGCCGTGCGGAACGCGACGGACTGCGCCTTCGTCAGCGCCTTGTCCCCGCTGTCCATCGCTTCCCCGTAGCAAACGGACACCACGCTCGAGCCGTCATCGGCAGCGAAGGTGAACGAACCCTTCACGGTCGCAAACCGAACCGTCCCCCCGCTCGACTTGTCACGCTCAGTGATGAGCAGATCGGAATAAGCGGGCGTCACGGTAATCCCGCACTCCACCAGAATCGGAGACATGGCATTCATCGCCTGCTCAATGCCGCGATAATTGACGGAAGTGCTACCCCCTAACTTCGCCTGCATCAGTTTGTTTATGCCCTTCGCGCCGATGGCCTTCGTGGCCTTGAGGACGCATTCGTGAATCTTGTTTGACACGGTTCTAGTTCTCCAGGGTTGCAATGCGGACTCGGGTGGCCTCACACCATGCGCGGTGGACGGCCATCTGCTTCTCGCGGTTCACGAGCTCGCGCCTGAAGCCTTCCAAATCCTGCTCTGCCTGGTTCAGTCGATAGCGAAGCCACCGAGCCAGGAGCCAGGAGGCCAAGCGCGTGGCCGGGTTGAGGCGGACTGTGCGGACGGCGTTCATGCGTCCCTCGCTTTCAGCATGGCGTCAGCTATTGCATAGGCTGTTGCGGCGACCTGCTCAGCCTCGCTATAGGCCGCGTGACGCGTCTTCATGTCGCAATTGACCATCAGCCCCTGGGCGACCTTCGCCGCGAAGTAGTCGCGCAGCGTCATTCCACGTCCTTCCTTGCCTGGAATAGGAAACGCCGATTCTGGTGAAAGCGTCGATTGCATCACTTGACCACCTTGCATTCCATCGCAAGCCGCTGCCAAGCCGCGGACTCTGCGACCAGGCCCCAGACCGTTACACACACCGCAATCGCCAGCGCGACGGCGATGCACGTATTCGCAAGCGGCCCAGCCGCGAAGGCTCGGCGCTGCTGCTCTCGGGTGTACTTCGTCATTTCTTCGCCTTGAAATTGAGCGATTCGCCGAGCTGTTCGGCACACGCAGAGCCGCAGAAAGCACCTGATGCAGCCAGCAGGAAGAGGCCCATGACAGCGTCGGCGTGGCCGCGGGCGATCATGGCCGCGATCATCAGCAACGCAGACATCAGCAATCGAAAGCGAACGCTTGTCATTGCAACCCCAGAAGATGCCGAGCCGCGTCGCCGTAGCGCAGCACAACCCAGCAGATGAACATCAGCCCGAACGCCGGGCCGAGGGACAGGACGACAGCCATGCAGGCGTCACGAAACGCGTGCGAAGGCTTCTCGTGCGTGCGCGGCGCCGGATCGGAGAAGCGCCGGCCCGTGTGATCGAGCGCAGACCGCGCCGGCTCGATCTCGACGGGCGGGAGCAGGTCCGGCGACTTGGACATGACGAGGCGTTCCTGGCCGCTGTTGATGAGGATTCGGACGTCGTTCACTTGAGCATGTCCCTGTCGATAGCCTGACGACGCGCACGCCGCCCGGTGTAGTTCCAGAAGTAAGCCTGTGCCTTCACGGCCGGCAGGCTCAGGAGGTAGCGCATACGCTCGGCGTCGGCCTTGTCGTTCACGCCGATCGACTCGCGCAGCAGCTCGCCCAGCTGCGGATCGACGCCAGCCTGATCGGCGATCTTGAGCAGGATCCCGTCGGCGTTCAGGCCGTGGCGTTCCTCCTGCTGCTGGCGCATCCGGAAATCGTCAGCGTCCTCGCGCAGTCGGGCGTCTCGTTCGTCCCAGTAGTCCATCAAAAGGCCCTCCAGTAAGCCCACAGGCACCCGCCAGCCGCGATCAGCAGACCGGCGCACAGAGCATTGAAGATGCACAGCGCGGCGAACATCACTTCGACCTCCCGAAGCGGGCGTCATACTGAGACGGCGCGCTATCGATCAGGTAGGCGCAGAAGCCCAGCCAGCCGGCAGCAAGGCAGCACCAGAGGACGGTCGGCCAGTACAGGCGCAGGAAGCGGGCAACGGCCTTCATGCCGCGGCTCCGGGATCGGACCCTGGAACCTTGACCGACGACAGCGGGAAGCCAACACCAACCTCTAGCGACGCGTCGCGTTCGCCACGCAGGGCCTTCTCCACTTCGATGAGACAAAGGCGCAGGTTGTGGGCGGCAAGCGAACCAGTTCCGCGCTCGAACTGCAACTCTTGCAGGACGGGGTGGATGTACTTGGACAGCGCGCGCAGCAGTTTCTCGTCGGCCGGCTGCTCTTTGACCGTGACGCCCATTCGGCCTCGCGGCGCGCAGTCGTGCTCTGCTTCCCACTGCTCGCCGAGAATCTGTTGCGCGCGGCCAAAGCCGATTGCACGACCAATGCACAGCAACTGCTCGGAAGCATTCGCGCCGAACATAAGCGCATCCAAGCGTTCCGCGTCAAGCGAGGCGCCAAGATCGTTCACAAGATCGGCAAACCTCGGGCCGTCACCGACCGCGCGGATGTAGGAATAGAGCGCCTGCGCGGCTGCACGAACGCTTGTGTACTCCGTCGTGCTCATGCTGCGCGCTCCTGTAATTGCGTCAGGTCAGACGCCATACAGTGGCGCCGCGCTGGGCCGCGACCGCAGTGCGACTTCCAGCCGCAGAAAAATGCCCCGGGCGTAGCCCAGGTCGGACGCCACCAGCTCGGGCGCTTCGTCGTGCTCATGCCGCACCGCCTTCCGGATACACCCTGCGCAGCGCCCGGCGCGCATCGTTCAGATTGATGACGACCGCGCTCGGGTCGACCGTCTCGGCGTTGTGCAGAACGCGCTTCGCACGCATCGCCGCGAGGCGTGCATGGTGGGCGCGGTTCGCCTCGAGGATGGCCGCGTGGGCGGCCGGGGACATGTAGTGCTTGGGGGTCATGGCCGCTCCAGGAGTTACAGGGAGTGCTTCGCGACCAGGGCGGCGACGAACTCGTCGCGCTGCTGAGCCGAGCCTTCGAACCAGCTGAACTCGTCGCTAATCAGGCGGCGATCAGCCGATGCCTTGAACTGCACACCCCAGCCCGGACGGCCCGAGCCGTACACACTGGAGGTTTCGCGGTTGATGAGTTCGTAACGATGCGCGGTGCGGTCGCCAGCGCAGAGCATGTAAACGATCGGGTTGGCGGCAACTTGCTGCTGGGTGTTCATGGTGCGTTTCCGTTCGTCGTGGTGGGGAATCGATGGAGTGAACTGTAGTGACGCCGAAATCGGTTGTCAAGCGACGTTGCGGCATTAATCGACATTTCATAGGGGCTAGACAGCAATCCGGATTGCGTGCAAGAATTCGCCGCATGAACAAGTCCGAAGCAATCAAGGCCCTAGGCGGAAGCATCAGCGAAGCCGCACGGCGCATCCGCGTCTCGCGCCAGGCGATCAGTCAATGGCCCGACGAACTCACCCCCGCGATGGCTGACCGCGTGACAGCTGCACTCGTGCGGATGCAGACGGAGCAGCCGAACGCGGTGATCCGCAACGTTGTGGGCGCGAAGCCGTGAGCGTCTTTGACAAGCCTCTGCCTTTGCTGCCGATTGACCGGACGGCGAAGGTTGTCACGGGGCAAGGCGAACACTGGAGCCCCGTCAAGCTGCTAGAACTGAACGAGTCGAACGCGATGATTGCCCCGCCGCAGTCGATTCCGAGACCGGATCGCTTGCCAGATTACAGCGGCATCCGCCGCGGTCGGATGGTGGCCATTCGGTTCCATCGCCAGTCGAGCGGCCGGAGTTCAGGAAGCCGCAAGGGGGCGATCTGGATCGTGCGATGTGACTGCGGCTTGTTCGAACTGCGCTCAATCGAACGCTGGGTGAAGCGCGCTGATCGCGACGACTGTTGCACCATTTGCGACGGTCGGCGGGCCGTTGTCGATACGAAGTACGCCGGCCTTTCCGACAAGCCGCGATCGGTCTACGGGTTGCAATCGACCGAGTCATGAACTACATTTCCGTCCGTCGTGCGTGTGGCAGCGCCGACAGTCACGCAGCGACATTCAACCCCGAGTCTTTAGCGGGGCTGAAAGGGTCGACACGTTGCTGCGTAACTGTCGGTCTGCTCAGCCAAGGGCCAGCCCCGCTAAACACTTGGGGTTTTGCTTTTGGCGCCGACTCTCGTGAGAGAGGAAGGCGGTGCAGCTGCCGGGCTTCAGCGCCTTTCTCTTTCTTTCGGACTTGGGCTTTCCTGAATCGACAGGAGTCTCCTCGCCTTGCGGGGGGTAGGGGGGGTTTGAGGTTCCCCGGTTTCGTTTCTCTTTCGGAGCATCCATGCCGATAAGACCTGAGAACAAAGCGCGCTACCCGAAGGACTGGAAAGCTATCAGCGCATCCATCCGCGCGAGGGCTGGCGACAGATGCGAATGCGAGGGCGAGTGCGGGCGAGGAACGCATCAAGGCCGCTGCCCGAACGTCCAGCACGGCGCGAGTTACGGAACCGGTTCACGAGTGGTTCTGACGACTGCGCACCTTGACCACACGCCGGAGAACTGCGAGCCGGCGAATCTGCGCAGCATGTGTCAGGGGTGCCATCTGCATTACGACCGTGACCACCACGCGCAGACGCGGGCGCGGACTCGTCAGGCTGCGGCTAACACGCTAGACCTTTTCGCGGCCACCCAGCCGCAGCATTGAAGAACCTTACGCGCGCGAGCGCACAACCGCAGGAGCATGCATGTTCGAATTCGATTTCCAGGAAGCCAAGTTCACCAGCCTGACCACGCGCAGCGAGATCCACGGAGACGAGCAAGTCCCCGCGATCACGATGCACATCGAGATCACCGCGGCAAACACGCTGCTCGACGTGATCGACCCGTCCCTGCGTCAGACGCTCTACAAGCCGGTCGACGATCAGCCGGACATCCTGAACCCCGAACACACGCCGGTGTTGCGCTGCAACAGCATCGACAGCGTCCACCTTCCGACCAAGCACGAAGGCTGGCACCTGGAGATTGACGACAACATTGACGAGAACCAGCCGGAGACCTTCGCGGCCGTCAAGGTCGACAAGCTGGTCGTGTTCCCGAAGCAGGGCGGGACGGTCATCCTCAAGATGCGCTTGGGCACGAACGACGTCGACGAGGCCCGCATCGGCTGGCTGGGGATGCACCTGAAGCAAGGGATCTGGATCAAGCTGCGCGCTCCGAAGGCCCAACCGAAGGCGATCGACGGGACGACCGAAGCGTTCGAAGCCGACCACCAGCCCGACGCAGGCGACATGTTCGCGGCCGAGCACGGCGCAGAGCCTGCGGCACAAGGGGCCGGCGCATGAACATCGAAGACACACCAGCCTGGGCCGACTACCTCGAACTGCGCAAGGCGAAGAACGCACGGGCGCCGTTCACGCCGGCTGCCAGACGCCGGATCCTGCTCAAGCTGGCGGACATGCAGGCGCAGGGGATCGACATCGAGAAGGCCCTTGGCGAGTCCGTCGAGAACGGATGGACCTCTGTCTACCCGCCGAAGGCGCAACCCGGGCACGGCGCGCAGTCACGATCATTCCGCGAGCGCGACCAGGACGCCGCAGCGCAGCGCGTCGCAAGCTTCACGGGCGGAATGCTGTCGCGCCGCGTGGTGAGCGAGGAAGACCTGTTCCGAGACGTGCCGAGGCTTGAGCAGTGATCAGCGCAGAAGATCCCCATGGTCGGGCGCTCTGGCACCTAGAACTTCTCGGGTGCTATGCGCCAGAGGATGCATTCTTGCCGAGCCAGGAGGCCGACGAGCAGCAGCGCGACGAATGGGACGACAATTACGAAGACGACGAGTATTCGTGCACCCACTGCGGCGGCGAAGGCTTCCTCGAGGTCGACGATGTGTTGTGGGATGACTGCGACGAGTACGGCTGGGGGCCGTGCAATTCCTGCCGAGGCACTGGCCTGCGAAGCCACCAGTGGGTGTTCTGATGACGCAACCGCTAGACCTCCCCCGCGTCAAGCGCATCTTCACCCGCCTGACCCTACGCTACGGCGCCCAGTTCATGAACCTGTGGCCTGGCATCGACGATATGACGCCGGTACACATGGACTGGGCCATCGTCCTGGGCGGCCTGAGCGACGAGGCGCTGACCTTTGGGCTGGAGAACCTTCCCGACCGGCCGCCGATCGCGACAGCCTTCCGGGACATTTGCCGGCGCTCCGGGCACGTGGTCAAGGCGCTGCCGCAAGCGAGGCCCGAGCCGGACCTGGAACGCCTGGAGCGCGAGTTCCGACGCCTCGGCGAGCTCGCAGCGCAGACAAAGAAAGACCCGAAGGGCTGGGCCAGGCGCCTGCGCGAGAAGGACAAGGCCGGCGAGCACATCAGCACCGTCCAGCGCAACGCCTACCGCAACGCGCTACTCTATGACGATGGCGTGCCGATCCAAGGCACGTTCACCCCGCCAGCGCCGGAATGCCTGCCGCCTGGTGGACTGAGGCCCGAGCCATGATCGCCGCACTGTTCGTCGAGAAGGGCGGCGCGTACTACGGAATCGACGGCGTCGACCCATGGGACGAAGCCCGGGATGCGCGGCTGTACAACGGCCCGCATCCGGTCGTCGCACACCCGCCCTGCCAACGCTGGGGCCGGTTCTGGCACGGCAGCACCGCGAAGCCGCACCAGTTCAAGAAAGGCGACGACGGCGGCTGTTTCTCGACGGCATTCGGCGCAGTGATGGGATTCGGCGGAGTTCTCGAGCATCCATGCGACAGCCACGCATGGGACCGGGATCACTACTGGCTCACAAAGCCGCCGCGCTCTGGCGGGTGGGTGCCAGCCTTCCCGTTGAATCGCAAGGGTTGGCGCGATGACGCGTGGACATGCTGTGTGTACCAGGGCCACTACGGACATTTCGCAGGCAAGGCGACATGGCTGCTGGTCGCTGGCCTGTCTCGCGAAGAACTCCCGGAACTTCGCTGGGGCAAGACAGAGCAGCGCATACACCCCCGAGCGCTCGAGCTCCACGGCTACGAGAAGGCCAGGCGCGTCGGCATGATGGCGATGGTCGGAGGCAAGGACAAGACGCGCATTCGTGACGCCACGCCCCCCGATTTCCGCGACGTGCTGCTCGACATCGCGCGCCGCGTAAAGCCTTCACGGATGGCCGCATGACAGCCGTTCTACGCCCCTCAGGCCGCGGCAACTGGCGCCCCTTCACCATCACCTTCGGCCCTGCCGGCAAGCACGGCCCCCTACCCCTGGAGCTCCACCCCGGCCAGCGCATCGTGATCGCCGGGAAGACGTTCCGCATTTCAAAGGTGCAGCCTTGACCATCGAAGAAGCCCGCCGAATCCTCGACCTCATCCGAAACGGACAGGCGAACTTCCCGCGACACCTGATCGACGAGGCGCTGCAGGCGACTGGCGACCTTCCGGGAGACGAGGAATGACGGTCTGCATCCTTCAACTCGAGCTGGACGCGGAGCGCCGCAGACAACAGAACCGCGAGAGCGCGCAGCGGCGACGTGCGCGTGCGCGTGGAGAGGACATTCCTGCGCGCAAACCTGGGCCGTCCAAAGGATTCCGGTTCTCGGCGAACGATCTCGCGAAACGCAAATACGCACGCGGCGACAAGCATCCGCAATGGACAGGGGATGCAGTCTCGGAAAAGGCTGGTCGCAAACGCGCGCTGAAGCTGTACCCAGTGATCGGTCCGTGCCGTTGTGGCGCCGACAAGGCCGAGCGCCATCACAAGGACGGCGACACGGCCAACAATGTCCCCAGCAACATCGAACCCCTGTGCAGGCGTTGTCACATGGAAGAAGACGGGCGCCTCGCGAGTGTCAAAGCAAACCCGGGAAGGGGTTCGGCATGTCGGTGAAGATTTTGCACGGCGATTGCCGCGGGGTGCTCGACTCGCTGCCCGAGCAGTCGGTGCAGTGCTGCGTGACCTCGCCTCCGTATTGGGGACTGCGCTCGTACCTGCCAGACGACGACCCGCTCAAGGTCCACGAGATCGGCAGCGAGCCGACAGTCGACGAGTGGGTCGACGTCATGGTCGACGTCTTCCGACGCGTGCGGCGCGTGCTGCGCGACGACGGCACGCTGTTCCTCAACCTGGGGGACAGCTACGCGAATGACGGCAAGTGGGGTGGCAGCACGGGCGGCAAGCACGTCGCGGCACTTCATGGCAACACCGGCATCGGCCGCGCGAAGCGCGTGACCGGGCTTAAGCCAAAGGACCTGATCGGCCAGCCCTGGATGGTCGCGTTCGCGCTGCGCGCCGACGGGTGGTGGCTCCGGCAGGAGATCATTTGGGACAAGGCAAACCCGATGCCGGAGAGCGCGCGCGACCGGTGCACGAAGTCGCACGAGCACGTCTTCCTGCTCACGAAGTCGGAGCGCTACTTCTGGAACTTCGACGCGGTGCAGGAGCCCGTCAACGGCGGGGCCCACGCTCGCCGGCCGATGGAGTACTCCGGCGCGAAGCGGCCCGGCTTCGGTCACGGCTACGACGCGGTGCCGAAGGGCCGCTACAAGACGCCTGACGGATGGGACACGCGACGCGGACAGGGCGGCCACGGCTCGTTCCACAGCGAGGGCCGAGAAAAGGGGAAGGTCGCCCCGGTGGGCCGCCGCGAGGGCCCGCCAGGCAATCCGCCTGAGTCGAGGCAATCCAAGTACGGCGAGCTGACCGGCCATGACACGGACGGCATGCATCGCACGAAAGCGGGCCTCAACCGGAAGAACAAGACGACCGCTGCGGGATCAGGGATTCGGAACAACGAGAGCTTCGAGGAGGCTGTCGCCGGCCTCCGCGACAAACGCAATCCTCGCAGCGTCTGGCGCTTCCCAACCGAGCCGTTCAAGGGCGCGCACTTCGCGACCTTCCCGCAGGAGCTGCCGCGGCGCTGCATCACTGCCGGCACGCGCGAGGGCGACACCGTCCTAGACCCATTCGGCGGCAGCGGCACGGTCGGCATGGTTGCCGACGCCATGCAGCGCCACGCCGTGTTGATCGACCTGGACGCACGCAACGTTCCGATGGCGCGCGATCGCATCGAGGGCGACGCGCCGCTGTTCGCGGAGGTCACTTGATCGTCCTAGGAATCGACATCGGCATGTCCGGAGCCGTAGCCGCGATGGATTCCCGCTCCTACCAGGTCCACGACCTGCCCATCTCCATCGACGGCGTCAAGCGCCTAGACGGCCGGCTGCTCATCAACCTGCTTCGTCAGTTCATCGGGCCCGGCGAGCCGTTCGCCTGCATCTACGAGGACATCAGCGTCCGCCCCAGCGCCGGCCGCCTGATGTCCCACAAGACCGAGGCAGCACTCAGCCGGGCGCGTGGGTGCCTCGAGGGCGTCCTAGACATCATGCGGTGCGAGGAACGGCACCACGTCAGTCCGAAGGCATGGCAGAAGTTCTACGGCCTCCCGGGCGGCAAGCAAGGCAAGGCCGAAAGCCTGCGCATCGCTCGCGAGCTCTACCCGATGCAGGCGCACATGCTCACGCGGCAGGCCGACCACGGACGATCGGACAGCCTTCTGATGGCTGGCTACTACATGGCCAAACTCGCATGAGAATCGAACAAATCGGCGACGCGACCCTGTATCTGGGGGATTGCATGGAGATCCTGCCGACGCTGCCGAAGGTGGAGGCGGTCATCACCGACCCCCCGTATGGAATCAACGAGGCGGCCGGCAAGAATAAGAGCCGGACGAACCTCGCTGTCGCAAAAGACTACGGAAACGACACATGGGACAGTGCGCCGCCCAGTGCTGACCTGATGGCCCTTGTCCTGGCCGCCGGCCGCTATCAGGCCCTGTTTGGCGGGAACTACTTTGGTCTGCCGCCGACCTCTTGCTGGCTGGTGTGGGATAAGTTGAACGGCGACAACGATTTCGCCGACTGTGAACTTGCGTGGACGAACTGGCCCAAGGCGGTCCGCCGCATTCAGTGGCGATGGAATGGAATGCTGCGACAAGGTAACGAGGAACGGTTCCACCCGACACAGAAGCCGCTGCAGGTTATGGCATGGGTGATCGACCTATGTCCCAAAGCGGACACCATCCTCGACCCGTTCATGGGAAGTGGCACCACTGGCGTGGCCGCCGTGTCTCGGCACAAAGCGTTCACCGGCATCGAGCGGGAGCCCAAGTACTTCGACATCGCCTGCCGCCGCATCGAGCAAGCCTACAAGCAGCGCCCACTGTTCGAGGCTGATGAGCCGCCGAAGCCACCAGAACAGGCAGGCGATCTGTTCGAAACGGCGTGATTTCTGACATGAAAACGACGCCCGCACATGCTGTAATCCAACCCGACCAGTCCAACACGCAGTTGCCTGGTTTTCCTCGGGCGCGCGGCCTTCCCTCGTTGCGCCGCGCGCCCCCTTCTGAACCGGAGGCCCAATGTTCAGACGCTGGCTGTTGCGCCCCGTTCTTCATCAACTGGAGAAACTGACCATGAACCAAGCCGAACTTGCCCAGGCCCTGACCGACCTCAAGACCCAGGCCGACAAGGCCAAGCAGGAGATCGTGAACAAGGTCGCCGACCTGGAAGACGCGATCAACAACGCCGGCAGCACCAGCCCGGACGTCGATGCAGCTCTCGCCGCTCTCAAGAGCAGCGTGCAGGGCTTGGACGACCTGAACCCCGACGCTCCCACGGGTGGCGAAGACACCGTTCCGGCGAATCCGTGACTGACGGAATCGCCGCTGACGGCGCAGAGCAGCGCCGACAGGGCAAGGCCCTTGCCAGGATTGAGCACAAGGTCGACGAGCTCACTCGTCTCCTGTCGATCCTGGTCAAGAGCCTCGCCGAGGACGAGGAAACGCCGGAACTGACCGACCTCGACGGCCTGACGCATGGCACCGAACGCAACAGTCTCGAATCTCTCGACGGCCCGCCTGGACAAGGCGATCCGTTCGGGTTCGGTTCGCCTCTGGGCGGCTCGGCGCCTGCTCGAGCACCGTCTGGAGTGGATGCCGTTAGCCCAGCCGGCAGACGTCTGGATGAGGCTTCCTCGTCCCTTCGCCTGCGCGACAGCCTGTAACGACGCCGACTACTTGGCGCCGTTCATCGACCAGGAAGAACCCTGATGGACCTCAAGTTCGAAGGCGAGATCCGCCGCATGCATCTTCTGCCTGGCGACGTTGTCGTCATCAAGTGCACCGGTCAGTACATTACCGACGACACCGCAGCAAGAATCCGTGAAATGGTGGAGCGCATCTGTCCTGCCAACAAGTGCATGGTTCTCGACAAAAACATGGACGTTGACGTTCTGACGCCCAACCTAGTCCAATGAGGCCCGCATGACCCCAGGCCAAGACGTCCTCTACCACGCCCACCCGGGCGCCCGAGCCTTCCCAGCCAAGGTCAAGGCAGTGGATCCCGTGACCGGCACGGCTACCCTCGTCATCCCGAACTACGAGGTCGAATCCGTCTGCGAGGCTGACGGCAACGACAGCAGGCAGTCCGACTACTGCACGCCGATCCCTACGCTGGAGCCCTAACGATGGCTAAAGCCGAAATGTCAGTGGTCGTGCGCATGCGGTGGAAGCCGCTCATGTATCTTGCCTACCTGTTGCGGTGGCGCTGGCTGATGAATCAGTGCATGGTCATCTCAGCGGAGCCCAAAGGCTAGGTGGGCAAGCCACCCAAGATAGCCAGCCTGCGCCCCCAGGTCGGCATGCTCAAGCCCACAGGCCCAGCAGCACAGACCATCAACCCGAACAGTTGGCGCAGCGGCCTTACCACAGACCAGCGTGGCTACACCTACGCATGGGAGAAGGCCCGAGCAGCCTACCTGCGCAAGCACCCCTTATGCGTCATGTGCCAGGACGAAGGCATCACCCGCCTAGCCCAGGTCGTCGACCACAAGGTAGCCCATCGAGGCGACAAGCAAGTCTTCTGGGACAGCGACAACTGGCAGTCCCTATGCAAGCCCCACCACGACAGCCACGCACAGCGACGCGACAACGCATCAAGTAGGTGAGCACGCGCCCACAGACGCGGGGACGGGTGACGGGGGGTGGAAAGCCAAAAAACGCAGGCGCGGTTGCCGACCGGCCGCCGAGTCGTTTTCCAACAAAATCGCCCCCTCGGACAAGTCA